TACGGTACATTTTCGCCAGGCCTCGCAGCCAGGGAGTCACCTCCCTCGATCACCTCACGGTGAGCACCTCGCGGTGCAAATGTAACGCTCAACAAAGGAGTGACCTCTCCAACCAGTACACAGCCGGGCCCTGGGCATTTCTGCTCCCATTTCGGATCTGTGCCCTCAATGGTTAGGGCCATTTACTAGTGCTGTGCCTGGCTATTATTTTAGAATTAATAAGTCTGCTGAACCCAGTGGTACCAGAGCCTCACTAAGAGTACTGAACCTGATTCGACAAAACATCCTCCGCTACCGGCGGACCCATTTATATTTCTCTCTTACCGCAAACAGCCACCGAGGGGTGGGTAACTGTAAGGACGATCCATACCCGGGATCATCACGCGGGGTATCTCAAACGGTGGTGATAACACGAACAACAACAGTATTTTAACAAATGACATCCATATAATTTTGTGGTTATTTTAAGTTTAGTTAAGGATGTGGTGGGAATTATACTGTTGAATGAACCAACAACTAAGCATTATCAAGTATCAACTTTGATGTAAGATTAACGATGCCTGCAACCTCACCCGCAACACCTGGCAACACCTTGAGAGGTCCTGACACTTCACGCACCCACGCAACAAAACGTTTCCAAAAGGACTCGTTTTCATAGTAGGGAACAGCAGTAGGCTGTTCATGGATGAAGCGACGGAACATGGCAAGGGCCGTGGGGTCACAGGGGGGAGACAATCTAGAATAATCATAAAACAAGGAAGATGAATTGACAGTATACTCAACGCACGCCCAGGTGCGGATCAATGCTGAATTGGTGGTGACTGAAAAAGGCATTTTGATAATTACGGATTCTTGACAACCGACACCAATCAAATGATTGGCGCCAGCGAGAACAATATTGGAAGACGTAAGCCCTGCAGGAGTCTGAGCCACCATTACCGGTGTGAACGGCATAGTGGGTTGATTACAACAAGTAATCGAGTACATGCCCTGATTAAAAGGCAGTACGGACTCGGGCTTGACTGAATTAACAGCCTCATCACCATCTAACACATAGTTCACTGCTGTTCCAGCTGATACGAAAGCGCCCAACGAAGTGGACAGCTGACCTTTCCATACGGAAATTGAACCACCCCAGCTCATCTGATTAGCAGTGGGGACAATCTCGATAACATTACTTGCGTAACGAAATGAATTGACAACACTGTCCTCTGACGAATTAGGAAATAGAGTGGTAAAGTCTGAATAGTATACTGGATTAAGCGTCATCTGGGTAGTTGCGCCAGTAGCGCGCGCACCATACCAGTAAGCTACACCTGGGGTGGGTAGCAAACAGATATAGTGATCTTCACCAGAGACTGGGGTGACCATGGATGTAGTTGAAGTGTGACGTTTCGCAATAGTGCGACCATCGTAAGTATCTGGAATGCCCTGAAAAGTGTCCATCTCGGAATCATTCGGTGCTGTAACACATTTAAGATACGACAGGCCAGCGGGAGTGATGTTACCCCCGCCGGCCGCCCTTCTACCCGTCCTTTGCCTCCGAGGCACTGCTTGCATCATCACTGATGGAGGAGCAGTTCGATTCGGAGCTCTGGTTCGGGGAGGATTCGCTCGACTTCGTCGTCGAGCTGAAGCGCGTTTTGCTTTTCGATTTGCCATTAGATTTGGAAGTGTGAGTCGTTCCTTTACTGGTAGAGGTACTAGATGTTTTAGTAGTTGCCTTTACACTCACTCCGGCTGGTTGGCGGTCGCCAGCATAGAGGTTATCTTTGAACATGACCGGAAACTTAAACTCTTTTTGCTCCTTCTGTGAATACCAACCGCGGGGAAAATCAGAAAAATCCTCAGCGCGATCATAAGCATCACACACAACAGCAAGAGTAACGACATCGATACCTAAGCGATCGGCTATAAAACCATACGCTTTATCAGTGTCATCAGTGAAGGGTAGGTGAGACACTGCTCCACTACTATCCTCCCTCATTAAGTAACTAGTCCAAAATCCAGAGATACCCCTAGCTGCTAGGTCATATCGTACATTTCGCTTCGTGACACCTTTCTTCTTCGCAAGAATACGCAACACCGCCCTAGATGCAGAGCCAACTAATGGAACGTTGGAATACATGGTAGCATACGGTTCATACTTGCGATAGGCACACTCAGTTAATGGTACATTTGCCCCTGTGGACACGGAACCAAATTTAGTTGCAAACCGGACGGGGTCATAAGAAAAACTCCCGTCCTCATAGCGAACGATACCTAGGAAAGATGTTGGCTGACCTAGGGGTATGTTCTTTACTTTAACCCTCAACCCAAACTCAGCGGCAACCTCCTTGGCTACCACTTCATCCAGATCAGGGTGGAGACCGTCATCACCGCCAACCATGCCAGCCTTAGAAATGGCCTCTTGGAGCG